GGAGAAGTATCAGCCTACATAAACGGATTGGTTGATGGTTGTATGTTTGGCAAATTCCGTGCTTGGGATTGTCTTGATAGCATGGAAATAGTATATCGTTCTGTTGGTTCTCTTGGTGGGGGTAATCACTTTATAGAGTTAGATGCAAACGAAGAAGGAGAGAAGTTTCTTGTGATACATACAGGAAGTAGAAACCTTGGAGTTAGGGTATGCAACTATTACCAAAACCTTGCTTACGAGTATTGCCGTAAGAAAATGGCTGATAAGTCTGAGGTTATTGCCAAGTTGAAAAGCGAAGGAAGAGAAAAGGAAATACAGAGTGTTATCAAGTTGTTAGGTACTAGAACCATTAGCAAGGAACTTTCTTACTTGGAAGGTGATTTGCTCAATGACTACCTCAATGATATGCGCATAGTTCAAAAATATGCTGAACAAAACAGAATGATTATCGCCAACAGACTTGTAAATGCTTTAGGTGTAGATATTGATGCTAATTCAGATAAGTATTCTTTTACAACCATTCACAACTATATAGATACAGACAAGGGCATATTGCGAAAAGGAGCTATCAGTGCAAAGAAAGACGAGATTGTCATTATTCCTATGAATATGCGTGACGGTTCTCTTATCTGTAAAGGTAAAGGAAACAAGGAATGGTTATGCTCTGCCCCTCATGGCGCAGGTAGATTAATGTCTCGTACACAGGCGAAGAAAGAGTTATCTATGGATTCTTACAAGAATGAAATGAATGGCATTTATTCCACATCAGTTTGTGAAGAAACCATTGATGAAGCACCTATGGCATACAAGCCAACAGAAGAGATTGTTGAGCTAATAAAACCTACGGTTAATGTGATAGATGTTATTAAACCAATTTACAACTTTAAAGCAAAATTATAATGAGCAAGGAAACATTTGACTTCTCGGAGGCTCTCAGAAGAATGAAGGAAGGAAAGAAAGTGAGACGTAAGATTTTTGCGGACGGCACATACGCATACATTGATAAGAACTATCTTGGTTCAGAGGCATTAATGTATAATAACGTAGGAAGAGCTACATCTGTTTTATGGTTACTTCCAGAGACTATTCTTGCAACAGACTGGGAGGAGGTGGAAGAATGAAGATTAGATTAGCAAAGAAGATAATGAAAGCAGACACTTATGCTGATTATCCAAGTAAGCATCCTTTACCTTACTGGAAAGCGAAGTTTAAGGAAGCTTATAACGAGAATGGTTGTGTTATGTTCTGTGAAGGTTCGAGCAAGTGTAAATATCGCAACAAGTTCGACCATCGTATCAAAAAGGCAATAAGTTTAACAAAATAAGTAGCGTATGAAGAAGATTATATTATTATTTGTATCGGTTATATTCCTGCTCGTTTCTTGCAACGATAACAAAGGAATTAATGTTCCTACATCAGACTCTATTAATGAAATTAAAGTAGAGAAGCTATTTGTTGTGGATGGTATAACCGTATATCGTTTCTATGATGGTGGCAGAGTGGTTTATTTTACCAACAAAAAAGGTGTGGTAAAGGCTCTTCATGACGAATATGACCCTGTAACAAAAACCACAAGAACAAAGGTAGTAGAAACTTTATGTAACGAAGAATAGTTATGGTTAAACCTTACAGAATCAAGCATAAGGCTAGCGGATATTTCTACCAACGTTACAACGGAAGTAACCTTGGTAAGAAAGGCAAGGTGTATATGAATAATCAATCACCACTTACAATGTGTGATAATGAGAACTTTATACGTATTCAGATTCGTCACAACACTTTAGCTTATAAGGCATTGAAAGATATGCTTGCTAAATATATTATAGGTAAAGATGATGAGTGTGAATATCATAGTACATCTTACAGAGTTCCAAAAAGTGAATTTGAAAAAGAAGAATTATAGCGTATGGAAAAGAAAGTATTGACCCTCACCGTCAGTAAGCAATGGTTCGATATGATTGCGGACGGAAGAAAGAATGAAGAGTATCGGATGATTAAAGGTTACTGGACAGTTCGACTTTATGATGTTTTTGCAAAAAATCCTACGAAGTATTTGATGGATAAAAAGATAAGCGGAGATATTGATTATCTAAAACTGATGATACGTTGTAACCATTTTATCGCAAAACAATATACCCACGTTCTCTTCATCAACGGCTACCGCAAGGATAGCCCACGAATTGAGAAGGAGATTGAGAGTATCACCATCGGTAAGCCTAAAAAAGGTCTTTGCCCCGACAAATGGCTTGATACTGAGTTTTTTATTATTAAATTTAAGTGATATGAATTACATACAATGTGATGAATGTAAATATAGATTAGTCTGTAACGGAGAGCCACTTACTAGTGGAAGTACAGGAAGTTGCGACCATCGTGTTATCAGCAATACTCCTATATTTCCAAAGATTAAAACACCACCAGATGAAAGATACGCTGACATTTGGAATTGGTAAATATTCATAAATTAAGTTTAAGGGATATGAAAATAAAGAATTTACCTAAGAAGATTTATCTCAATATCTGTAGCAATGAAGATGAGGTAGATTACAATGAGCTGAACGGGGTAACGTTCAGTACAGAAAAGATTGGTGTTACCGATTGTGATACAGAAAACGTTCCTTACGTGAATGCTGCATCATTATGGCACGACCTAAAGGAAGAGAAGCCACCATTAAGAAAGTGGGTAATGTTCCGATATAGTGGAGGTGGCGTAAATCCTACGGCTCTTCATTACGGAGCGATGAGTGATGATTTATGGATTGTCACTAGAGGAGACGGAACACAGCGTATCGAAGTTCTGTATGAGTGCTACGATAAGATTGAGTGGCTTGACTTTGATGAACTAAAATAGCGATAGCGTATGACAAACGAGGAATTTTTCAATGCTCATCTAGGTGAGCGAGTTCTTTATAAAGGTAAGGACATTGGGGCATACGTAGCAGGGTATATTGAAGATAAGTATATCATCTTAGGATTTAATGATTATACAGGCTGCATTCTGTACTTCACATCTAAGGTGTATAAAACGCTTGGTGAAACATATAACTCATACCGATTCGCAAAGTTGAAGTATTTGGAAATTGTAAAACATTAACAATATGGGAGAATATAAATATACAAATAAAGAGGAAAGACCCATTCCAAAATATAGGAATGGTGATATTGCTTGGTATATTGATGAATGGTTTGAAGCCCCACAACGCTGTATAGTAAAGGGATGCTGCAACGTATCTTGGTTCGAGGGAAATGAGCTTAACCCTTCTGGCTGGTGGATAGATTACAAATATAAGCCCGACTATTGTGAACGAACTAAACAGCATACAATTAGAGAGGAATCACTTTTTGATACCGAGCAAGAAGCTTTAATTGCATTGTTCGAGCAGTTTAAAGAAAAAGTAAAACGTAAAGTAGAATTCTTTAATAAAGAGTCAAAAAAGCTTGGTATTAAACAAGAGTTGCGATTGCTTTAAAAAGGGTAGGGGAAGTTATTCTTCCCCTATCTCTTTTAAACCCAAATCTATTAATAGCTTATCCAATATCTCATTCACGTCATTACGGAAACTTCGGTAAGTAACATAATAGAAACTGATGTTTTTGTAATCATGGCTTACATTAGAACATGTACACCCCAAAACCTTAGCGATTTTTTCTCTTAACCCTCTTCTCATTTTAGAACCGCCAAGGGCACTAGGAGAATAAAGATAAAGAATAACAAAGATAAATTGCTTGCGTACCATTGTGGAATTTCGTCCGGCATGATAGCTCATAAACTTATCGTAAATATTGCCTACTTGCGATAAATCTTGCATCAATGGAATGGAAAGACTTATTTCTTCCTTGGATAAGATGGCCTTAGTTTCTCTAATCCATTTTATGCGTTCCATGATTTTCTTTAGATTCGTTTCAATGTCTGGTTCTTTCATTCTTTTCTATTTTTAATCCAACATTTCATAGACGAAGTTAACCTCGTCTGCATCTATTTGTTTCCTAAACTTTTCTATGTTAGAAACTATCAACGAGCAGTGCTCAAACGAACTCTGCCCATTGATAACTTTTTCTATTTTTGTTATTCGGTATCTCATTTTATTTCGATAAGTGTTAAAATACAATACCCCAATAAATCTTTATAGCTGTCTAGGACAGGCTCTTCTTTAGCATCCTCGTTCAAAGTCAGCAAAGAGCAAATACGATTAATCTTCTCTTGCAAATGGCCGAAGGCATACGGATAACCATCTTTAGCAAAACATTCCGAAAATGCGTTTCCATACCGCTTATTTTTGGTTTTGAACAATTCGATTTGCGATTCGATGATGTCGTTATAATCTGAAACAATATACCAAGAGAGCGTAAGCAAGGCTTCCATCGCCATTACGCTGATATGGCTTCGTAAGGTTTCTTTGTCTTCAGAAGATGCTCGTATCTCATACATAAGACGAAGGAAATTGGCTGCGCTTGAAAATAATCCGAGCTTTCCGAAGTCCTCCCTTAGAGATGACACGAAAACGGCATTATCCTTGCATTCAATCATGTCTGCCAAACGTCTTATCACAAAGATATACTTGTTAGCATATTCGCAACACCCATTGTTATTTTGTTCCACCATGTCCGTATCCTCCTCCACGATTATTTTCCATATTCAACTCTCCAAGTATGCAATCTGGATTTTCTACCTTGCGGAATGCGCCCTGGCAAACACGAGTGCCTTTCTTGACTACGAAAACATAATATTCGTAATCTGAATCTAGTTTGAATTTGCTATCCTTTGTCGGCATATAACGGTCGGAATTAACTCTATAAAGCGCACCAATATCGTTTCTATAGTCTTCATCGACCAGACCTAGACAAATATCAATGTCCGCTCTAACATTAGTCATGTAACCAACTTGTGTTTCGTTCTTGCCAATAAAGGCCACATCAACTTCCATACCTTTGTCAGTAAAGCCAGAACGTGAACGAATATCCAAGCCAACACCTTTAGGAAGTTCAATTCCTAAATGTAGGTTGATGTGACCTCTACCCATTTTCACCCAAGGCATATTCAACACTACATCTTGTGGGCAGTAAAAATCAACTGCCGCTGCATTACCTTCCTTATAAGGAACACTACCACCTCGCAAGTCAAGTACATAAGCCTTGCCTTGTGCAACTAACTTTTTTATTAACTCCTTATCCATTGTATATAAAGCCTAAATCATTTAAAGTTCTACAATTCTTAACCAGTCCTTTTGCCCATAAATTGCGCAACTCAGGTAACGGGTCTTTTCCGTACCTATTCTTTATGGTTGCTAAGGTCAAGATTTCCGGTTTAATATGTTTATCTCTTTTCTGTTGTCTTAGCTCCTTCAGAATATTCTCTAAGTTCTCCATTGACGAAATTCTCCATTGTTATATTGTCAACCCCAAATTTATCAGCAAGATCATCGTTCCCAATAATCAGCCAATTAGATTTGTCTTTTAGAAAATCTATACTCTCGGTGCTTTTTGCAGCATCAACAAAAGTATCATCAATATTATCAGTAGAGCAATATGGAACTACCGCATTAACTGTATACATAGCAATTTCGTATGAAATAACCGATACCATTTTCTTGAATGTTATATCGCTTGAATACATTACTTGGTTCTTGTCATATCCTAAGATGTTGACACGGACTATATTATTATCTGCTTGCAACGCTCTAAAGAAATCGTGCTTTAGCTGAAAATCCGTAATATCTACAGGATGCTCGTTACCCGATGGAATACTTATAATATCCAACAGGCTTACAAAAATAACTTTTTTATTCATTGTCTTCATCTGTTAATAATTTATCTATTGTTTTTTCTAATTCGTCTAATCTTAGAGTATAATCCTCTTCGTAAACGCATGTCAATGTAGAAATAAAGAACTTATCATTATCTGTTCTCAATTCAATCTCCATGTATTCCTCGTAATAGCTATCATATTTAATTGCTATCGAAAAGGAGTTCATGTAAGCTGGATTAAACCTCCTCTGCAAAGCTTGTGCTCTCGTAAACGCATCATTGAATTCGTTTGTCATGGTTCAATCTTTTGTGTAAGCATTTCTCTGTTCTTTGCCATTGCATCATGGAAGCCTAAATCGTATCTGTCGGTCTGCTCCAGCTCATAGTTCCGCTTTATAAGTTCACTTGTCTGATACGAACTCTTTGCAAGTTGAATCTTAAAATAGACAAACTCAACAAACATAGCCATAAAGCAAAGAACAAAACCGATAATTACCGCTGCCTTTGTGTACTCCTTGCAGAACCTTACAATACACTTAGCAACCCAGCATGTTGTACTAACTATGCCTACAAGTACAAGGTAAGGAATTCGTAAAAGAACCTTGCATAACATACTCATAGTACTCTTCGTATAAGATGCGAAATCCGTACTCGTAAAAACTAACTTTAACTTCTTCATATTTTAGCCTATTTAATGTTTATCAAAAGTCTTTTGTTAACGAACCACAACAAATCAATACCATTCATCATGCAATATCCGCAAAGCATGCCAATCAAGATTATTATCTTCTTGAACACTCGGTAATGTGTCATTTCAATCTTCAGCATAGACATCATCAAGTCTTCAAAGGAACGGTCTCTCATTGAATCTGGGTCTAGCCTCAACGATTTGACATTCATCTTGTACTTATTGGCCATTGAGAATAATATAATAGCAAACTCTGCTAATTTGTCCTCTAGAGTTCCGGCAACGAGTTTAGAATATATTTCTATCGTACCACGTCCATTAACATTTTCATATTCCCAACGTTTGGCGTTGAAACGACCTTCGTATTTGCGCATTTCTACAATAGCGTCAATTACGTTGAATGTTTCTGCTCTTTGGGTCTGGCTAGCAACATCAAAGTTGCAAGCCTCTATAATCTGTTCTATTTCTGCTATCTCCATTTTATACTATTGAATCTAAGTCAAAATCATTAGAAGGAATGAAAGCCACATGGTCTTTCTCCCTTGTCATCGTTTTCTCTCCTGTTCGTACGCAATTAATTTGCTTGGGATTTTTATGTCGTACCACAAATGTTCCAAAGCTGCGTATCACAACACGGTCTCTGTTGCGCAACGATTGCTTTGTGAGGTCTATGAAATAATTCACAATGGCTTGAACATCATCCTTGCGGAACTTTTTGCCATTTACATCTCTAAGGTTCTTAATGATTGCCTTGACAATTTCTTCTTTCTTCATATTCTCTAAGTTTTTTATTCCCTAAACTTCTAATCAAGTCGTATGGGTCTATACCATATTTCTTAACGAAACATTCTCTTAGCTTGCATATAGCCTTAAAATCTGCATTTGTTGTATTCTTGACTATCATATAAGCTGAGTCTAATCTAACATCAGCTTTAGGAGCTTTAACCCGAAAAATCTTGTTGCCTTTCTCGTCTTCGATAAGTTCTATATTAACTTCCTCGCCCTTAGCTTTTTTTCTTGCCGCCCATTCTTCATAAGTGATGGCATTTTGCTTGATAGCCTCATCTTCTTTAGCCTCTTTCTCTTTCTGTATATTTGCCTCTACTGCTTTTATGGCATCTATACGATGGGAACAGAAAGTATTCAAGCTCTTTGTTATAACTTGCGGATTTGGCTTCTTGTAGAATTTCTCAAACTTTCCGGCAATAAACATCTTGAAGAAAGTAATCAGCTCGTTCAGATTAAGGAAATAATACTCATCCTTTATAGCATTTGCAGTCATTATCTTGATATTGTCAGTAACCTCATTATTTACAAAGCCACAAATACCATAGACTTCAGAAACCCATGCTACAAGCCATGTTATTGCACTTCCTTCTCCATAACATAAGTCAAGATAGGTAAGTGTTGGTGCGTTGCTTTTAAAAGCTTTTCCGATTGGCATCTTACTACCTACTTGGCTTGATGGAGAGAAAGACATTAGAACGTTATCGAATGTTCCGTACTCATTGAATATTCGTTGCTTTTCTCTGTTGATTGAGACGCTGCACGAGGTCAGCTGATTCTTGGTAATAGCCTTGCTCTGCGTCTTTATTAGTCCCTTGCTTTCTATCATCATAATTTCCTTCCAATACTTTAACAAAATTATTTGGTCTCATAATCCAATCAAAACTCGCCATCCATCCATTACTACCATTAAGGAATGAAGATGCTGCCGCCTTGTCAATCATCAACTTCATCTGCTCACTCCCATATTCTTTAAGCCGTGAATTAATCATTGACTTTCTCTTCGAAGTCAGGGCATGAACAAGAGGCATTCCTCTTCCAACGATAACCTTATTGAAATATTCGCAAACCTTCTTTGCTTTATCATCCACTTGTTGTACACTAGGGACGTTGTTCAATGCTATTCGTTCAGGTTCGTTCTTGTGTGGTTTAGATTCTTCACCTTCAGCAAATTCTATGTTGTCTTCATGCTTCCAAATAAAGACTTTTCCGCTACCGATAGATAACATTTGTTTCTCAAATAGCCCCTCAATAGCTTTTTTTACCTTTGCCACCGACATACCTATCTTATTCGATAATTCCTTGTTGCTCCCATATACATATCCGTCTTTGTCAGCATTAAATGACAGACGGACGAAAGCGACCAATTCATCTGCATCCAAGCTACATGCTTTTTCGTCTAATTTTACTACCATATCTTAAAAAAATGCATTTGTTAATTGTTTATTTCCACTCATTATTACCCACTTTCCTTTGCCGTTTTGGTCTAGCAATTTCAAGTCTTCAACTTTTCCGAACCTCTCATAAGTACCACAGAGGTCAACAAACCAAGGTTGTTTCCCTTTTGATAGTCTAAGAAGTCTTCCTACGACTTGATAATATTGCGCTAATGAACGTGTTGGCTTTGCATACACTACAGTATCTAACTCCGGATAATCAAAGCCTACGACCAAGATTTGGCTATTTACCAATACCTTAGTCTGCCCATTGCGGAATCGCTCGATGATAGCCTCACGCTCTTTAGGTGGTGTCTCTCCGCAGACCATTTCGCAATTAGGTATGGAATAGGTCAGCATCTGAGCTTCTTTAACGAACTTAGTAAAAACCAAGATACCTTTACGTTGTCCACCTCGCTTCGGATTAAGCAATCTTTTGACAACATTAACTAGCCATCCGTACAAATCTACACGTTCATATTCTTGTTTGACACTTTGGTCAGTGTAATCACGGCAAGTTGAATTGAGCTGCAAGTTTCCTTCGTTCCATTGTGGTGGTGGGCATGTGTAATAGTTCGGAAGACAGATATATCCGTTTTTTGCCATATCCTCAACTTGAACATAGTAGATAAGCTCCTTGAAAATCTTGTCTCTACTTCTTGTCAGAAACTTCAGTATGCTACCATAGTTCTGATAGGAATACAGACGGAATGGTGTTGCGGTTAGACCTATGACCTTGCTCTTTAGTTTATCAAGAAACTCCTTATACATGCCGGATTCAGGTTTCACTAAATGAACCTCATCAATCAATATGTATTTGAAGTCAGTAAATAATTCGGGATGTCCTTTCACGCTACCAATTGTAGCAAAAGTAACATCGCTGATTTCTTTTGATTTAAAGCTAGCGGAATAGATGCTGGCATTATCAAATCCATAAGAACAATACTTCTTGTAGTTTTGTTCCAAAATTTCCTTAGTAGGAGAGAACACAAGCACTTTATCCTTGAGCCTAGCAGCTATATCTGCCAAAATCAATGATTTGCCCGATGCAGTAGGGAGCACTTCCAGAGCGTTCCAATTTTTCTTTTCATCCAAGAAAAACTCAACTGCCTTCTTGCTTGCTTCTTCTTGATATGGTCTTAATTTAAACTTCATTTCACAAATAATATGAAATCACTTTTGTTACTATATAGGAATACACAAGTCTTATGCATAACAAAAGCCAATAGAAAAATGACCTTACAGTTTTTATGGTGTGTCTCACCAAGACGATTGCAAAGGTACGAAGAATAATTTAATAATGCAAATAAATTAGTGTCTATAATTGCGACTATAACATTATTTAAACCTTATTAATTGTCTTTTTCTTCATTCATTTTCAGAATTAGAGCCGCATAGTATTTATAGAGTTCCTGTAATTCAAACACCGACCAATTCTTTGCTTGATGCTTCATTACTTCCAGTAAATCGACTTGTTGTTCTCCGAGCCGCTTTACTTCTTCCATATCTAAAGGAACGTGAGGATGCTTTTGCAAATAAGCCAATCTTCCAAGCTTCATTACTAAATTCTTTCTATAACCGATAAGATGGTCAGAAGAGAATCTGTTGCATCGTTTGCATTCCGCATTCTGATTACGTGTATCAAAGCGCAAACTCATATGAGTTCGTCCGCAATAATGCCCATTGTCGGCTTGGTCGATTGGCAATATTCGTCCACAACTGATACATCTGAAGTACTTATAGTGAAACTCTCTAGAGTCTCTCATGCGGATATAAACCGACATAAGCCTATCTAGCTTGTCAACCCACTTTTGCTTCTCGCTCCTTTGGTGTTTAGGCTTCTTTCCTCCTTTGTTAAATCTATCATAATATCCCATAACTTTATTCTTTGTTAAATCTAGAATCGTATTTCCATCTAAAATCACCACAATAGTAGCCTTTTACGCAAGCCCTCGTAATGTTCCTACGGATAAGTCCTAGTTTCCTTGCAGCATCAGCTGCCGATTTATACCAATGAACCTGCTCTCCATATTCGTCAATAGCTATTACTGGTCTTGAATTCCATCCGGCTAATTTCGGATTTCCTTTTCCTTGGTATGTTTCCAAATTTTTGCGCATAGCATCTTGCTTCTCCTTCGGTATACCCATTTCATTCCAAGATATGCCTTTATTCCAAGGCTTGTGCCCTTTAGGAAAATACCCATGATGTTTTACATTAGGTGGAATATATAATTCGTAATTTCCTTTGCTCTGAATATTTTCTAAAATATAATCTCTTTCCATAGTTGCTGCTGTGGGGGTCGATTGACATACTCACTCGCTACTTGCAAGGAATTGTTGGGTGACTAACGTGGCTGCGCCCTTGCGAGTGCTTGGGTGACTTGCTACCACTCCCCAATTCGGCAATGCCCTGCCGAAGTATATTCTCAGCTGCAAAGAGGTCTCTAGGATGAACCGCACCACAACTAGGACAAGTCCAAACCCTATCACCCAATGACAGCCTATCATTCTTATAACCACAGG